TCATTCTCATATATTTTTTTAATCATATTATAACAACTCACTGCTAATTTATCTTGTTCACATTCTATATCACCTTTTATGTTCATATCTACCTCTCGTTTTAGTGAATTATGAAAACAATCTAGTATAAATAGTAAAAATTCATGAGAATCATTTTGACTATATTCTGTAAATAGTAATGCGTTTTTTGCTTTTGCCACACTATGAATAGTTTTTAACCATTTGACTGGACTAATAACACAATTATCTTTCCATAACATTTTTCGTAAATTATTCCATTCTAATAATATTAATGAATCTGAAACTTTATTAATTTTTTTATTTAAATTTTTATCATCTAATAGTTTATTAAATATGTATGTATGAGATAATACCTGCATACATGAATTTATAAAACATGTGTTACCCAGATTTGCCATTCCAGATAATCCTTTATTTTTATATTTTTCTATGTCTGTCATTATTCTTTTAAAGAAGATAATATTTAAACAATTTTTACAATTAATTATATATATGAATAATAATGAAAGAGAAGAAGACATAAATGATGCTATCAATAATTATATTACATATTCACGAGAATATTTATTATTAGCTCATAATATGCTAGCATTTTCATCTAGAAATGATGAAAGATTATATAATTTAATGTCTTTACATGTAAGAAATAACCAACAAGACAGATACAATACCCCAATCGTAAATCAAACTTCTATTCCTGCACCTTCAATGACAAATAATATGCATAGAAATAATAATTCTAATAGAAATAGACGATCTACAAATACTAATACTAGAAATGTTAGACATAGACCTACATATAATAGAACTACAAATGTACAAAATGGATTGTATTCAGGACTTCATAGACCAAATGATATGTTTAATACTTTATTTACTGGAAGTACAGAAGCTCCATCAAATGTTAATAACGACGAATTAAGTACGGATAGAGGATTATCAGAACTTTTTTTACAAGCTATAAATGGCCTAACTAATTTAGAATCAGTACCAATTTTTCCTACAAATCAAGAAATAAATACTGCTTGTGAAGATGTATCCTTTAATACAATAAGTAATCCGATTAATAGTTCATGTCCAATAAATTTGGAGCGTTTTACAAATAATTCTACTGTAACACAAATATTGTACTGTGGGCATTGTTATGAACCTAGCGCATTAAGAACATGGTTTAGATCTAATGTAAGATGTCCTATATGTAGATATGATATAAGAAATTATAATCCTATGGATATTATTAGAAATCCTTATAGACGAATACTTAGAAATCCAAATTTAAGACCAGTAGAAAGACCAAATAATCAATCTTCTGTAACCGAACCGATTATCGTACCCAGTTTACAGCCTACACCTAATTCAGAACCAACTAATACACCTAATTCAGAACCAACCTCAGATATAAATATTGAATCAACAATATTAAATGATACTGATTTATCTCTTTCTTCTTTACCAGAAAATTATAACATTTTACATCAAAATGATAATGAAGAAATAATAAATGAAGAGCACACAGTAAATGATTTTAATAATAATAATGACCTTGCTAATGTAATGAGAAATAATTTAAATTCTATGATAATTAATGATTTAAGTAATAATTTAAATAATAATTCAAATTTAATATTTTCTGATTTATCAAATAATGGACAAGGTCCAATTATTGATCTTTCTTATCAAATATTTTTTCATTAATTTAATATTTTTACATAAAAGTTAAAATATTAAAAAGAAAAGTATTTTTTACGAAGACTAATCATCTCTTTATCGCGAATAAGATTATTTTTATTTAAAAATAATTTATTATAGCTAGCACCTTGTAACATTTTAATAATAAAATATAAACTATACATTCCACATTCTGTATCTTTTTCTTGATGTTCAACCGGATGGTTCATCATAAAATTAAAGTTAATATTCATCTTTCTACCTTGATTAACTACTATATTTACAAATTTATATACTTGTTTCGGTGGAAGATCGCCAACGCTATCAAAGAAATAAGCACATTTCTTTTTTATATCTATAAACATAGATATCCAATGTGAACCTCCCATGTAGTGTGGATCAGTATTAAATACTATTCCAATTTTTGTTTTATTTCTATCTATTGTTTTTTTTAAATTAAAATTACATAATTCATTCCATACACATTCTCCATACATTTTTCTTGTATTAAAATCAATTGGAGATGGACCTATAAATTCAAAATTAGGATATTTTTTTTCATATTGTTTCATTACATTCTCTATATCTAAACTGTTTAACCAAGTAGTTGGTTTTCTTTTCCAAGATTCAGGAGTTTCGGGTGCAAAAGTATAACTCAACAATTCATTATTCAGATTTTTTTTCATTAATCTATTCAACCAACAAGATTCTCTTTTACATGTAGAATACATGTAATTTTTTAATTGAACCCATATTTTATAATTGTCATTAGTAGTTATTTTACAATCAGGATGCCTAAAATTCCAATATTGTTTTAATAAATGTAATGATTTATTTGAATAACATGTATATTTATATTTACTAGTTGGACTACAATTTTCTGATTTTAGTTTTGCTGTTTTATTATATTTGCATTTTTTTTTATTTTTACCAGTTTTTCTTTTTCTAGTTTGGTTCATATATATTATATTATTATTCTTTTTTTTTCACACCTTTTGTTTTGAGTTTTGGATCTTTTAAATTTAAATTTTTTTTCACTGGAATTTTCATATCTTTTTCGAATTTATTCGATTTTTTTATTAATGGCATACAATCTTCTATTTTATTAGTAGTAATATGCTTATTAAATAACATAGAATCATTATCTATCAGATTAAAACTAATATCATCAGTATTATTAATTTTATTTGAACTAAGATCAATGTATTCATCTTGATGTTGATCATTTGTATCTATCAACTTTAACACATCTATACATTCCTTAATATATTTATTAAAGAGTCGTTTAACATCAATTAAAGGAACATTATATTTATCTATATCATTAGTATATAAATCTTTTGTTAATTGAATAACTCTTTTTCTATAAAATTTTTTGTCATTTACTAATTCATCGTCATTTTGTATATTTTGTTGTGTAACATATTTTTTATATAATGATGGATTACTTAAATATTCTAATTCATTAAATACATTGTCCATTAAAAAATGTATTTATTTTAATAATTTAATTTTTACACGAATCTAACATTTGTAATCGTGTGCTGTTATTAAATATTTGACTTCCTCCACTAATAACATTAGGATTAAATGGTTTGAATTCTTGTTGATTAAATAAATCAGGATGAGGTTGTTCAACTGGTCTTGATACGACATTTACATTATATAAATCACTATTTGATGATGGAACATAAACAGATTGATCTGATTTTTGTAAAGCAAAATATTGATTTCTTAATAGTGATTCAGTATTAACATTATTAAAAAATCCAGAACCAGGTCCTCTTTCGCCAGGATTAAATGTATTTTGAACATTATACATTCCATATTCTTTTAATGAAACTTGGTGATTTGTATTTTTTAATTCAACAATAGGCATAGTGGCATATTTTGATGATGATGGTCGCGTATCAAAATATGGTTTTATTTTTTGAGATGGCAAATTTCTTTCATAAATTCTATTACTTAATTCTAAATTATCATTATTATTACAATAATAAACACTATCTGATGAATAATTCATATATATAATTATATATTATTATATATTAATAAATACCTAAAAACAGTTGTATTATTAAATTAATGTGTGGTATTTTTTTACTATTAAATAATAATAATTATGATGAAATGTTTATTCACCAAGAATTTTTAAAAGCAGGTCACAGAGGTCCTGAGTTCTCTTTTTTTGATTTTTTAAATAACAATGGTTCAAAAAATGATTATATTGGTTTTCATAGATTAGCTATTAATGGATTGGATAATGATTCTAATCAACCTATAGTTGTAGATAATATTAAACTGGTATGTAATGGTGAAATATATAATTACAAAGAATTATATAAAAAGTTAAATATAACACCTACTACAAATTCTGACTGTGAAGTAATTATACACTGTTACAAAAAATATGGTATTAATTACACACTACAATTATTAGATGGTGTTTTCGCATTTATTTTATTAGATGATTCAAATGATACTATATTTGTCGCCAGGGATCCATATGGGGTTAGACCAATGTATACTTTCACGACCATCAATAATATGTGGGTATTTTCATCTGAATTAAAACAAGTAGATAAATTTTATTTAAATGATACCGATAGTATAAGTCAATTTCCTTCAAGCACTTGTTATATTTTAACCAAAAAAAAAAGCGAATGGCGTTTTAAAAAATCATTCCAATATACTACTAATTTAATACAATCATTTGAATTTACATCATATGATGACATTTATTATAATATAAATAAATATTTAACATCAGCTGTGGTAAAAAGAATTCATACAAGTGATCGTCCTATTGCTTGCTTATTGTCTGGTGGATTAGATAGTAGTTTAATTACATCTATTGTTTCAAAAAATTACGATAAAAAATTAAAAACATTTAGTATTGGACTAAAAGGTTCTGAAGATTTAAAATATGCTAAAGTTGTTGCTGACTTTTTAGATACAGATCATACAGAAGTCGTTGTTTCCGAGAAAGATTTTTTTGATGCAATTCCAGAAGTGATTGAAAAAATTGAGAGTTATGATACAACTACTGTTAGAGCTAGCGTAGGCAATTATCTATTAGGAAAATATATAGCAAAAAATACAGATTGTAAGGTTATTTTTAATGGTGATGGAAGTGATGAATTATGTGGAGGATATTTATACTTTCATAATTGTCCAGATGAATTAGAATTTGATAAAGAATGTAAAAGATTATTAAATGATATTAGTTATTTTGATGTATTACGATCAGATAGATCTATTTCTACCAATGGTTTAGAACCTAGGACACCTTTTCTTGATAGAACCTGGGTGCAATATTATTTATCAATTGATCCTAGAATAAGATTTCATCCTAAACATAAACAATGTGAAAAATATTTACTTCGCAAATCATTTGATAATGGGATTTATCTTCCTCAAAATGTATTATGGAGAACTAAAGAAGCATTTAGTGATGGAGTTAGTAGTATAAAAAAACCCTGGTACGAAATAATAAATAGCAGTATTTCTAAAAAATTTAATGATAATGAGGATCTTAATTTAACAATAAATAATCCTGTAACAAATGAACAAAAATATTATAGAATGTTATTTAATAAATATTATAAAAATTCACAGGATACAATACCTTATTTTTGGATGCCTAAATATAGTAATGCTACTGATTCTAGTGCTCGTACATTAGATATATATGAAAAAATTAATAATATTAATAAAATTATTCATGATAATAAAAAAATATTATAAAAATATATATATGAATTCTGTATATTTTTATTTAACAACACTTTACTCCCTCTTATATATTGCTGTTTTATTTGGTTCTTTTCATTTTGCCCCTGAATATTTAATTTATATTACATCAATTACAAAAATATATATTGCGTTAATGTTAATTTATCGTTTTAATCCTTTAACTAAGAAAACTAGTCTGTCAAATGACGATAAAAAAATGGTTTTTTCATCTGGTGTTTACTTATTATTAACAACAGCAATCGGTGATTATTTAGTTACCTACAAGAATAATCTAGAAAATAAATTTAAAAATGTTGTTTCTAATAATTAATTATTAGAAAAATTGATTCAATAATTGATATAATAATATAAATTATTTATCATTATAAATTATGCCTGTTTTAGTAATTATTGCGTTTGTTATCCTAGTATGTTTAACATTTTCTATAATAGATTGTCATCCGGTTGAAAATGAATAAATAAATATATTGAATTCATCTATATATATATATATATTTATTTATCATTTTTTTTACTTTTGTTATGTTTATTTTTTTGCCTTTTTCTTGTTTTTTTTGATTTTTTTAAATGTAATTTTAAAAATTTTTGAATATGAAATAATAAATGTTTTGATAATTTTTTATCTAATTTGTCCTCGCCTGGTTTTTTTTTAATTTTCGCATAATTGTATGTGTTAATAAATTTATTGATTTTAGTAACATTTGTTGTTTTGTTTTTATCATAATGATAATTTTTACATAACAAATTATAACAATTACTATTTATAAATTTACCAACTAATTTATTTGTATCATAATCATTGTAATAAGGTTTAATATTTATATAATAAATATTTTTATGTTTCATTGATGGATGAAATTGATCATCAATAAAACAAATTTTATCATTTGCATTGCATCCGACACATCTTTTAAAATCACCATATGTTTTGTTATGCGATGTTCTTTTAAATTCAATATGTCGACCATTCACTTTGTACGCATAAATTATTTGATCAAATAGTTTATATTTTATTTTATGTTCAATATAACCAACAATATAATTGCACCAAGATTTTGGACCCTGATTATTTGTGTAAATAAGTATTTTAAGTTTATTATTTTGTCGCTTTATATGTTTCAAATAACGAAATATAGTTAATATACTTGGTCTTAAAAATAAAGGATATAAATCTAATATACAATTAAAGTATTCTTGAGGTAATTTTCTTTCAAATAAATATTCAATACTTTCCCATATGATACCAAATTGTGTAAAATATCCAATTGTTTCATCTAAATCAAACACTATATAAGTACTCATAATTATATATAATAATATATTTTTTAACAATAATATTATAATATTATTTTATAATATTATGGAAGATGGTTTAGAACAACACTGTTCATTATTATTAGAATTAGAAAGACTACAAAAAGAAAAACAAGATCAGGAAAAACAAGAAAAAAAATAAATTATTTAACTGAATATATATCTTTTATTGCTTGTTCAAAAGATATATTTTTCATGATAGAAAATATTTTTATTTCACATATCGCTTCCTTTTTTATTTCTTCTAATTGATTATCGTTGTACCACATATCGTATATTTCATCTGTTAGTATTTCTTCTTTTGAAGGAATCAATATAACATTTATATTAGTATTAATAGAAACTTTTTTAATAGACATAAATAAATAATATAATATATATTTATTATTTATTAAGATAATCAATCACATTTAATATAATTTTTTCTTGATTATTCATTTTTTGAAATATTAAATTATGTTCCATATTTAACTGCATAATCCTATTGAAATTATTTTTACATAATAGATGACACCCATCATCTAAATACTTTATTTCACATAATAAACCTCCATTTGTTAATTTAATATTATCTGGATTTTTTATATTTATCCATCTAACATAACTACCTATTTTTACATCATCTAAATCGTCTACATATATGTAGTCGTTCAATTTGTCTTGTAAATTTTTTTTTTCTTGATTTGATATATATAACTGATTAAAAATATTATTTTTATCTCCTTTTATAGTTTCACTAGATAACTTTACAATATTTTTATTATTTTCATTATCTAAAGCCTTTAATAGATCAGTATTATTCATTATTAATATATAATATATTGATTTTAAATTTTTTTTTTTTTTCAATATTTTTATTTTTAATTTTGAGATATTTGAGAATTTGAATCACTGATTCTCCGAAATGAAAATATTTATAAATTTGCAAAAAAAAAAAAAAATCGTTGAGACTGGGTCCCCGCTA